TTGAACCATTCATATTGAATTGCTTGTCCAATCTGTAAACCAAATTCATCAGTAGCTTTCTCAGCATCTGATACAAATTGACTAGGGAATCCTGTAGATGATATGTCTATTTTAACATCGTTCATCTAATAATTTCGCTAATATTTCCTTTATTGCTATACTTTGCAAAGTTAATCTTTATTTTTGATTGTTTTTTCTCCGACACGTATAGATGCTTTTGTGTAGCCATTATAGCTAGCCCTGAACTTATCGAAGCATCAAACTTTGTTCTGTTAGTTATATCGAACTTAGCCCAATCCTCAAGTGTTCTAGTAAATGGCATAGAGCCTATGTCTTCCGAGTCCCTATATGTACCTTCCACATCAAACCCTACATACTTCTCTATATATGACTCAATAGCTGCTGCGTGTGCTTGCTTAACATCCTCGCTACTGTTAGGTATACCTCCAAGCTCACGTTCAGTTTTTGATAACTTATTATATGATTTGTCAGGTCTATTCATACAGAATCCTCTGTACCCCCTGTTCTTAAAATGATATAGCAAACGTGGCTTATTGTTCTCTATAAGTATTGGCATTCCATAAAATACGCAAGCCATCAACACTTCTTCAAAAAATATCTCTGCTGTTTGTGGTCTAGCCACATACTCTAAAAAGAACTCATTACTTGGTGCTTCATCCATATTGAACATTGTTACTCCGTGCAATGCACCATTAGAGCCTCCTCCACCTACAGTACCTGAAATATCATACGAGTCACAACCAAATGCACCTATGTGGTCATTACCGGGATACTTAATTCCATTCCTGTCAATCACCCTATTCTGCAAGTTCTTATTAGGTGTCCAACTTACATTGAACCTACCACGCTTATCAGGACTAAATACAACCTCACTATCCTTAACACCATTCTTCCAATGAAAGCTACCTCGTGTTATATGATGCTCTTTTATTAATGCATCATTATAATCTATCTGCTGATATATCTTAGTTAAGTTGAATATAGACTGCTTGCTTTCATCCCTAAATGCGTGTGATTCTGTTCGTGGGAACTGACGATAAAATTCATTAAGTGCATCTGCATCGTTTTTTAATGACGATACTTCATTCTCCCAATAGTCTACAGCACCCTGAGATATCATTTCATTATCTACTCCTAATACAGACTTAACAGGTTTCCTAAATACAGGCATCCCAAATCTATCTATAAATCCTTCCATATTCCATTCCATAGGAATAAATAAAGAATACATACCACTTTTAGTCTGACCGTTTGAGTTACGGTTTAGTACATTAGAGTCGTTATATAACTTCTTAAAATTATCACCACCTTTGTTAAGTGCGTTGGATGTAGAACCCATCATACACTTACCTATAATCTTACTACCTAATCGTAAACACGTTTTAGTTACTCGCCAATTATTTAAAATATTATTTGGCTTTATCCACTTACCACTTTCATCGTGTACTAGTAATAATAACTTTTCACCATCATAGCTGTTATCATCCGTGTTCTTCCAATCTATTGTAGTATCCAACCCAAACAACTCATCGTCATTTGTGTCGTACATATTCTTCTTTGTAATCTTGGCAGCAGGTATACGAAACGCAAGCTCCGTTTTCGGTTTATCCATACCATCCATAATAGGTTTGAAGAAAAATGGTAGTCTACTATTTATAGGTACAACCTTATCAGTAAACATCTTTTTAGCATCAGAACCTGTTTTAGATAATATACCAACTCTCGCATCTTTTGCGAGTGTTCCCGTATTTACACATTCAGATGATGACATAAATGAAAAACCTGAACGCCTAATCTTAAGGTATGTCATACCGAAACTTCTTTTGTCAGCCTTACAAGCCTCCCAAAATATATACAGTATACGGTTTGCTTCACGATAGTCCGGATATCCAACATCAATAGATGTCCATTGTAGATACATATAGTGTGCTCCTGTTATATAAGTAGGCACACCATTGTTCATAAACCAATGACCATACTCTCGTGAATCAAATTCAGATTCAATATAATCTACCCATCTGTCTTTGAACTCAGACGGCTTATCGTTCCATTGAAATATAGATTGAATCTTCTGTAAGTCTTTTGGTAACTCTTCCCTTTCCCAATACTGCTCCTCTTTCTTACCACTTCTTTTGTACACCTTCTTAGGCACTAGTGGTAATGCTATAGGCAATCCCTGTATAGAGACTACTTCACCTATTTCACCGGTCTTTGATATGATAACCATATCATACTTTTCGTCATATCCATACTTCCACGTTTTTGCCTTGTTCTTATTTTTTAAGACACTCTTTGGAACGTAATCTTCTAGTGTGACGTATAAGTTATTTTGACCTTCGTTCTGCAAATCCTTGTTTTGTATCTATCTTACTTTTACCTTTCTCGGCAGACTCTAATGCCTCCCTCTCAAGTTCTATTCTATTTAATATCTCAAACGCATCAAATATTGCTAACTTCTTAGTAGCTGCTGCATTCTTTAATTTATCAGCAGCAAGGTCATCTTCCGGGTCGTGCTTTATTATGTCTTCTTTAGCAACCTTTATTAACTGCTCAACAGCCCTGTGACCTGCCTGTATTATTTTTTTCTTTGTCTCCTTTACGTTCATAGGCTCATTGTTATTTGATGGTCGTATACTCTATATAGCTTTTCATCATCAACCGTAAACTCATACTCGCTATCAGGAGTAAAGCTAATCCTATCCCCGGACTTTAGTCCCATAGATGTAAGATATTGATTAGGATATCTCATTATACCTACTAACGGCTCTTCAATACTGTTTTTATATATAACAGAATCTTCTCTTTTAATAGGTTCTACAAAACAATATCTATCGTATGCGTTCCAACCATTCTCGTTCTTATACATAAAGAACTGTTCGCTGTCTACAAAGAATAGGTCATCTTTAAAAAAACTACGCCCACTCCTTTGCCTACCCTTCATATCATTATAAAACTTAAATACGTTGTGATGTACGAGTAAGGTATCTCCTACCTTAACTCCTCCTGTATAGCCTATTGGAAGCTCAACAACTTCAGCATATCTATTTGAAAACTTATGGTCTTCTTCTGATGTGCTAACGACAAGTTCTAGCCCTGCTATCTCTTTTGTGTTGTCGTATCGTCTTCCTTTTAATGGCTTTACTATAAAGTAAAACGGTGATTTCATTAAAAGTTTATATTGTATTCAATAGATATTGGCACAGTTTCGTTAAACTCTTTCCAAACAAATATCTCTTGCCCGGATTGTATCCATATCTCTATTGATTTTTTTTCTTTATTTGATTTAATTAAATGTATAGTGTGTGTACCATTCAGAACAGATTGACCTGTTATGTAATGCATAGCACCCGATTTATAGTCAGGTCCAATAGATATCTTTCTGATAATACTCACTATGTTAACTGTTGTCTGTATACCTCAATAAAGGCAGAAGGTACATCATCCCAACTTGAACTTGTTGCTTGCGTATATAGCCCACCTTCATCTACTCCCGAACTATCTCTTAATATTTGAAATTTAACTGTACTTCCTATAGGATAAGTACCTCCTGTTGTTATTGGAACGAAAGCTTCAAAAGGAACACTTATCCCCGTAGTTGTTAAATCAACTGATTTTACAGGACCTACCTGAACATCGTTAACTAGCTCTCTAAATAATGTAATAGATGTACCTCCTGAAGGACCTTGCCTTTCAAAATTAAGATATACGTCTACAAAGTATAACCCATTTTGATTAAAAGTAAGTGTTCCATTAGCAGCTAATTGAACTACACTATTAGAATCTCCTTGAGCAGCCCCAAACTTAACCTGCAAAGGAGTGTTTAATCCTGAAGGTAATTGATTGGTGAATTCACTACCTGAAAGTAATGAAGTTAAACTAAGACTTTGTAATGCTAATATACTTGATATAGTATAGTTTTTGGTCTTATTTGCATCTTGTTCGTCAGAACCTATTAATATATCCGTTAGGTTAACTTGACCTGATATTGGGTATGTACTAATTATCGCCATTTGTTACTTTTCCTGTTTGCACGTTAATGACTGCATCATCTCCGTATTTTTCTAATAATTTTTTCTCTTCCTTAATGTAAGCAGCTTTCATTGACTCTATCTCTTTTAATAAAGCATCTTGTGCAATGAAGGTGTCAGCTATTCTGATTTTAACATTGTTATACTCTGTTACCAATCCTTGCAATAGCTCTAGCTCCTCTTTAGTTAATTCTTTCATTTAATTATATTTTTTACAAATATAAAACTTTTTTATCTTTGCAGTATGAAGAGCCCACAGGTAATTATTTTTATAGCTTTATATTCGCTTATAGCTACAGCCATTATAACTAATCTATTGTTTGTTAAAAAAGCAGAGAATAGGATTATATCACCTAAACACAATACTATATCTACCGATACGGTATATATGTCTATTGATAGCTTGGACTCTAAAAGAGATACTGTAAAAATATATTATGAAAGAAAAGTTAGCAATTATCATATACTGCCTTCTTCTGAACGTATCAGCCTATTCGCAAGTCGGATTAATAGATAATAACGGAGATACATTGGTTGCCATCACTCTTGAGCAGATGGATAACATATACGTTGAGCTAATCCAAAAGGATAGTTTAATGGAACAGGCTATTATAAGCTCTTCTAAGGAACTTAAACTATACGAGCTAGTATCTATATCCGAAAGTAACTTGAAGTCTTGTGAGGATGTATTAAAAGATGCCTCAGATAATAATAATTATTTAATGTCTGAGAACAAAAAGAAAGATAGTAAACTTAAAAGGACTAGAAAGGTTGCCATATACACTACTATTTTTGCTATACTTAGTATTTTTCTTTAGATACATCAAAAGAAGGGCAAGCCTTGTAAGTCGTAAATTCATTGTGACCGTGAACGGTGCTGCCCGGATATCTTTTCTTTAATTCATCTATAAGCCATATTAAGGCTTCTTTCTGTTCGTGTGTTCTTGTGTCTTTTGGATTCTTAAATGATTTATCCATTCCTCCTGCGTATGCAATTCCAATGCTGTGTTTATTCTCTCCTTTAACGTGAGCACCTACTTTAGATTCAGGTCTACCTACTTCAACCGTACCATTCAATGTTATGAGATAATGGTATCCTATGTCTGAGAAGTTTCTAGCTAGATGCCAAGTTCTCACCTCTCCTACTGTTACGTCTCTACCTTCAGGGGTAGCTGTGCAATGCACAATAATTCTATTTATGTCTCTCATTTGATTTCTTTCTTAATATCTTTAATTTGTGTAATGGATTCTTTAAACTTATCTATAAACGAGTAGCCTTTTATAACTACCCAAGATTCATCCATTGACTTTACCTCATTTAAAATGAGGACCAAAGATACTATTTTAGTTGAAAAGAAATCAAAATCTAAAATACTTTTTATTAATTCGTTTAGTATTAACGTATCCAAAAGGAATACTAAGATAACAACGCCTAAGTATCCTATGGTCTTAGGAACATATCCTTTTCTAAAATCTTTACTAGTTACAGGCTTGTTTTCCTTCTTAGCTCTAGCTATTCCGAATGCTGTATCTAAGATTGTAGATAGACCTACTACAAGTAGCAATCCACCAACCGGGGCAAAAAATAAATATAAACTTTTCAATATGCTACTTAGCGTTATCTTCATCGTTATTCTTCTTCAGGTGTTTCACAATACTCAGGATACTGAGTACAGTATGTTTCAACCCATAAATTATTATCTCCTGCGAATGTATGTACAACATCATCAGGGTTAGGATACACAGCTTCACTTGAAAACTTTCCTGAGTCGGTATTCCATAGTATATCTACACTCCATAGTGTACTTAAGTTTTCGCAGTTTCCTTCGTCATCATATGCATAACATATGTGCCCTATCTCTACCACGGCGTTAACATCAGGCGTGTATGACACGTTGCCTTCTGCATCGGTAGTTGTAATGCTAGCTTTAGCTGTCTGCCAAGCTGCTTCATCTGTAAATTCGTATTTTTTAAATATCACTATATCGTTGTTAATGTTTCAAGTTCATCATCGGTCAATGCTTCGTTGAAATAAATCAGTTGTTTGCATTTGCCGTAGAAATTAGATGTATCGGTTGCGTTATTAAATTCTAAATTATTTAAACCTATTGGAGCTGAACCACTTGTATCCGTTGATACTTCAGTACCATTAATCCATAAAGCAAAATCATTTTCCTTGTATTTTAATGCAATTTTATTAAAATTAGTAATATCATAATTTTGTGTACTTGAATCAAATTCGATAGAACCTCCCGAACTTACAATAACTCTTATTGAACTCGTAGTTGTTTTATACAATACAATAACTCTGTTAGATGTTGAGCCATCATTTATGGAAATAACTCTTGAAGTCAAATCATTTGCCAACGCTGCTATTTCTACAAACAACACACCCTCTGTACTATTAAACGTAGCAGAAGTACCCGCATTGTTGCAGACATCGGCGGTGCGAGTTACTGTGCTTCCGCTTGTTGGCATGTAACTTGTTTGATATGCTCCAACTTCTTGCTGACCTCCCCACATATAATATGAGCCGGCAGCTCCATCTCCACCTGCCCAAGGACGAACACCTGATGATATCTTGTACAACCTTGGCTGACCTGCAAATGTTCCACTTACAAACTTAGCTACTATCCTATACCAACCATTACCATAATCTTCTATCTCCGCCTCTGTACTACTACCTACATTACCTAATACACCATTTTGAACATCAAAGTTCGCATAATGATTTACATCTCCTGATGTCATTATTTGAATCCATTGAACATCAAAATATTTTACAAATATTGAAAATGTTGTAGCAGAACCTAATGTTACTCCATTTCTTATAAACCCACTTCCTGAACCATAATCTACTTTATCAGCAGTTGTAGTTCCATCAGGGCTTGTTGTTTGATTGGGAACAACTGAAGCATTGCTAGTTATCCAAGCTCCATTAGTTAAATCTTCAGAATATGTTTGTAGGTTTGTTCTCTGAGGCTCGAGTAATAAAGTTGGGCAAGTTGCTCCACCACTATAATCCAAACGAGGAGTATCAATTGCAATGCCTGTTTCTATTAATCCATCAGAGCCTACTCTACTTCCGGTTGATGAACGAGAGAAAGTGAAATCGCCTGCTCCACTATCAGGTACTACGCTATATAATTTTGTTGCCTTATAGCCACTTGGTATCTGAACTAAACTTGCCTTGTCTAATAAACTCATATCGCATCTAAATTATTAATTCCATCTATGACACAACTAAGTGCCTCTACCACTCCTCCATCAGCGATAACACGAGTCTCATAAGCATCAGCTATTGCTTTACCCGTATCTACGCTTCCGCCTTGCCCTGTTAATGCGTTTGATATGCCTATTAGAAATCCTTGCATTTACCAAAGAGCAATAATCTCAGATGCTGCTGTTCCTGTTGCGAAAACTTTTACAACCTGTACAGGAACAAATCCTACAGGTACGTTTTTAAGTGTAACGTCATCTCCACCTGATGTTGTGACCTTAAGGTCTCCTGCAACACCAACGTAAAGAACGCATCCATTGTTTACTCCATCTCCTCCACCTACTGTTGGAATCTCAGCCGTGTCAGATGGCGTAACTGCTGCTGCTCTATATGCTTGTAATTTTTGATATGCCATAATCTTTTAATTTTTTTCTTCTTCTGTTGGGAATACTTCTCTTAATGCATCAATTACTGATGCTGCATCATTTAAATTGTAGCAGCCCTTTTGTACTGCTAGGTCTATTGCGTTTACTATTATTTGTATCTTATCTTCCATATCTTAACTCCAAGGTAAAGCAGGTTTGCTAGGCTCTACAACAGGAGTAATCTTGCTGTCAATCATTCCTCCTACGGCTGCTTCAAAAGAAGCTACTGACTCAGCTCCTAGTGATTCTTTTATCCATCCTACTACTGTGTCATTAGTTAAATCATCATAAGCGATAAAATCTTCTTTTTCAGATATCTCAAACTTTAAAGCATTGTTATTTAATTCAGATGAGTATGTTTTACCATCTACCTCTTCTTCTCCCAATACGGTAAACGTAACGTCTACCACATAGTTTTTTTCTCCTTCTATATCTTTCGTATATAGACTTTCAACTGTCCAAGTATAATTTTTCATTTTATGCTAATAATATTTTTTCTGCTACTCCGTTTATAATTACATCCCAAGTTTTTGTTTGAGCTGCTGCTGCTGTTGTTACTGCTCCTGCGTTATAAGATGTTGAACCTACAACAAATTGGTTACTTGCTGTTGCAGTTGCTTCTCTGCCCAATATTACAGAATGACTAAAGTTACCGCTATTTACATTTGCACCTAATGCCGAGTTACCTTCTCCTGTTGTGTTGGCTGATAACGCAGAAATACCAATGGCTGTGTTATCTGAAGATGTTGTGTTTTGTAAAGATGATACACCAAATGCAGTATTACCATTACCCGAAATGTTATTCTGTAAACTTGTACGACCGACAGCAGTATTATTAACTGCCGTTTGTATTTTCCATCCTGTTGTGTATCCTATACAAATATTTTGAGTTCCACTAGTAGCAGCCTCTAATGCAAATTCTCCTATTGCAACATTTCCATTACCATTTACTAAATTAAGTAATGTATGATAACCTAAACTTGTATTATATAGACCCGTGGCATTGTTAGCTTGAGACTGATAACCAATCGCTGTATTAAAAGTACCGCCTCCGGCAGCTAATGCATTCTGACCATAAGATAGTGTTCTAAAATCTCCTGATGTTCCGTTGTACCAAATAGATGTTCCATTATCATTTAATAGTCCATCTCCTAGTGTCGTACCTGCTGTAAACTTAGCAGTTTTACCTGCCGTTCCTGAACCTGAAAGACCTCCACCTGTCGTATCTATAATGTCTTGCATTGTAAAGTATTCAGCCCTTGCATTTGTTGAAGCTGAACCTTTATCTACTATAGTGACACCTGTAGTGTCTCCTCTAAACTGTGTGTTATTTGGTATAATAGCCATAATCTTTTAATTTTTTCTTTTCCAACCTTGTTTATTTATACATCCTTTTCCACTACCCAAACTTCTTGAGCAAATGTTTGCTAACTTTTGTCCAATCCTAGCTCCCTTTTGAGCTTTTCTTTTTGCTTTACGCATTTGTCTTCTTCCGTATCCTCTTCCTTCTGTATCCATTGGAGAGGCTGCTAGTGGTGTTGATTCTCTGTACATCATAATCTTATTTATCGTAAGGGAATATTCTATTTAGTGTATCTTTTCTTTCAGCACATCCACAAGACTTTCCTGTGGCTTTAGCTACTGTATCTACAACTTTTTTTATTCCGGTTGCTTTTGTTATTTTTTCTACTGTATCTCCTAATCCTTTTGATTTCATTTGCATTTACATTCTTTATTTGGACACTTTGT